GTTTTGTCCTCTTTGTACGCTGGAGCTAATGTTGATGATGTTCGCTGGCATTTGCTTCGTGCAAGTGCTTTGCGGCTGGATTCGTATGGAAATAAGGAATGTCGCTCCATCTTAAGTAGGTATATTACATATCTTCACAAAAACTATGCTGATAAGCTAGTTGGAAGTGTTAAGGTTGTTGGTAGTAATGCTATCATAAAGATGCAGGATATTTTGAATGTTTGGAAATCTGATGCTTTTATTGAGGCTTTGTATTGTGGATTGGAAGGAAAAGATGGTGATCTTAAATCGGCTGATCCTTCGTCGAACCATTTTAAAAATTTTTATCTTGAGATTTTAAATAATAATAATTTACAATTAGAATTTCTCACATTACAAAGTCTTGTTACATCTGTTTCAAATATGCCTAGAACTGCAGCTCAAAAAGCTGCGCGCAAGCGTCGTAGACAAGCCAAGAAGGTTGTCGTTAAGGGAGCTCCTCCTAAAACGCATACCAATCGTGGTAAGTCAACTTCTATTGTTGTTAAAGGTTCAGGTACTTATGTTCCTACACGTTTTCAACGCACTAAGGGGAAGGGTGATTATGCCTCGACTCTTGGTGATATTGGTCGTAGTATTGGTGGGGTTGGTGATCTAGCAACTAGCGTTTTTAACGCTATTACTGGGCGCGGTAGTTATCGTGAACGTTCTGCACAACATGCAGATGTTTACAAAAATAAAGATATTGCTGCTGCTCTTGCTTCTGTTACTAATCCACAATCTATGAACATGGGTGCGATGAATGTTCAATTTGGGGGTACTGTTCCTCGAGTTACACATCGTGAATTTATTGGACCAGTTTTTTCTTCTGTTGATTTTAATACAACAGTTTATAGAATTCAACCTGGTTTAAGTGGAACAAGTGTTTTGTTCCCATGGGGCTCATCAGTTGCTAAATGTTTTGAAGAGTATAAGTTGCTTGGAATGATTCTTGAATATAAGAGTACTTCTACAAACTTTTCTTCAACAACAACTCTTGGTTCTGTTATGATGTCTACTTTGTATGATGCTGAAGAACCGCCTTTAGCTACACAATTAGCAATTAACAATCATGAGTTTACTACTTCTGATACTCCATGTAATTCATTCATCCATCCTGTTGAATGTGCCACTTCAGAGCAACCTATTTCAGTTCGTTTTGTTCAGAGTTCTAATACTCCTGGAACGAGCAGTGATATTCGTTTTAATGATGTTGGTACATTTCAAGTTTCCACTATAGGAAATTCTAGTACTGGGATTCAAATCGGTGAGTTGTGGGCTTCTTATAATATTGAATTTTTGAAGCCAGCTTTACCTGATATACATTCTGGTACTTCTTTCTGGGCTAGTGGAACATCTGCTGGTGGGATACAGAAGAATTTTGGTGGTGGTCTTTTATACAATCAAAATAATTCTTATCCTGTCACGATTACACAAACTGGAACTAATATTGGGCTTCAACTTCCTGTTGGTTATGCTGGTACTTATCAGTTAACTTTGCAGGTTGTTTGTCCTATTGCTCAAGGTTTTAATCCTATTTGTGTGCCTCATTTAGTTGGTTCTGATATTACGATCAATAATGTTTGGGCTTCATCATCTGCTACCAATTCTTTTGGTGCAATTGATGGTGGAGCTTCAGCTTATATTGGTCAAATGGCGGAATTTCAAACTCCATTTCCTGGTGGGGTGCTAACTGAGGGTGGTTTTATTCTTGTTATTG